GAGAGCCATTGACTGCATCAGTAGAAGTGTCGGAGATACGACCAGCTGCTACATTCGTAATAGTACGTTTGTAGTTTGCTGCTCCATTAGCAGAACTACGAGCATCGGAACCTACGGATACTGTAGACAACGCATTTGTGCCGGCGAAGTTGTAAGTTTTGCCGCCAATAGTTGCGGACGCGGTATTAACTACAGCATCGGTCACACTGTTAGTGCCTAAGGCTACACTATTAGCATTATCTGCTAACGTGTTATTTCCTAATGCCATAGCATCCATTGTAGTTGCTTCTGCATGGGTACCAATAGCTACCGCACCTTGAGCTCCTGTTTTAGAATTAGACCCAACCACAACTTGTTCTGGATCAGTACCTACAACTGTATTATTGTAGCCCACTACCACCGATTGTTCTGCAGCAACAGATCCGTTATTACTGCCAATTACTGTTGTATCGGCACTAGTTACAGAATTATCGCGACCAATAGCAACTGTAGAGTTACCAGATGCACTGGTACGAATGCCGATAGCTACAGCAGAATCTGCTTCAGCTTTAACGGTTCTGCCGATAGCTACGGTATTACTATTTTCAGCGTAAGCCCCGTTACCAAACGCCAATGCGTTGTCGCCATTTGCACGGGCTTGAGACCCGATTGCGAATGTGTCGTTTTTCAAAGCTTGTGCGGAAGAGCCAATTGCAACGGAATTGCGGCCAGCGGCTTTACTATACTCACCGCCTGCAATAGCATTTGTTCCGGTTGCTTTATTAGCATTACCATAAACAAAACTATTGTCACCTGCTACAGTATTGTTATAACCTACTGCGAAGGCTGATGTGCCAGTTGCTGCGATGACATTATCTTTGCCATAAGCTTCAGCTCCGTATAATGTAGCATTTGGATCCACAGTGTTATTCACACCAGCACCGAATACTGTACTAGAGATTGCAGCCATAGCTGCCAATACTACCATTGCTTTTTTGTTTGTTGTTGTTTTCATTATTGTTTCCTCCTAAAATAATTAATAATTTTAAACAACCAAATTTATATAACTTAATAACCATACTCCTACCTATTGGGTATGGTTATAGTTACCGAGTTACCATTTTGCAGTATTTACTAAATCATAAAATTTGTAAATTTGTTTTTCTGCGGAATAATACTCCTTTACAGCTCTAGCATTAACTAAAGATATAAAGAACATTCTTAGCATTCTGTCTGTAAATAATATTGTTTCTTTATTTGCAGATTCGATTGTTTTTGCTATTGACTTAGCAACCGATTCTCGGTTACTAGTATCAACAACTTTTTCGATAATACTTTCGTAGTCTTTTTTCATATTATACATACGAACTAAGACCTTCGAATCACCAAATAATGATTCTTTCAATGTAAGATGCATTTCAAATAATGCATCTTCTCACATTGCTACTAAAATAGTTTTATACCCATGAGGTATGTGATTCACGATTACGTTTGTTTTATAATTCATCGATTTTAAAACAGAAGCGATTCCTGTTGTCTTGATTTTTGTGTTTTTCATTTCTTCTACCTTCTTATTTTTAAAAATATAATTAAACTATTTTACTACATATCTAGACGTTTTTGAGTCATAAGACAGATGTCTAGCTTTTTCTAAATACTCTAAAACTTCATTCTCAGTGAGATAACCTACAACATCAAAACACAACTCAGTGTCCCAGCAGACTTCGTCACCTTTCATGAATGCAAGTTCAAATAAACCTTTGCGACCTCCAAGAGATGTTGCACTCCGTATTACAGATACTTGAAGATCACAATTTGGACATCTGAAACGCCATGCTTCTGTCTCAGCAGCGAAAAGATTTTTTGGTCTTACAAAAGACCTGATAAATGTAGGAAATTCTACGAATTCCTTAATGTATTCTACTTGTTTTTCTTTCATTTTTAAATACTCCTTAATATTAAAATAAAATACTACTTTATTCACTTTAATAATATATAATTGAAATTTAGAATAATTATAAAATTTAAGGAGTATATAAATGGTTAGAATTTGTCGTTTTTATTAATACTTTCAAGCGGGGTAATATTATGCTCACGTTGAGTCCATGCAGTATAATCTAAATACTTCTTAAGTAATATCTTCTTTTCTTCAGGAGTTAATGAAGCTAAGAAGTTCTTAATGGTTTTACCGAATATCTTAGTGATACGACATGTGCAATCTAAATAATGGTTCTCCCAGTCATCACCGAACTTCTCATATCGTTCATATCGACAACCACCATCACAGATTGCTCCAAATTCACATTTTTGACAATCTTCATGTTTACATCTACGTTGAGCTCTAGTATCATCTAATCGAACTAGTTGTTGACTCATAGCGGTACAGTTATTTTGAATACCTTCTGGAGATATTGTAGTATACTTACCAATATCACAACTACAGAAACTGCGATCTTGTCTTAACCATGCTCCAATCTTATTTAAATGCTCTACATAGAGCTTATCTAAATCGAATGTATAAGGCAATTGTTTCTCTAGTTCTTCATAGAAGTCTTCAGAATAGTTTTCGCCGTGAGCAATAACGAATTCGCCATTAGCTTTACCAGGATATTTAGTATCATATTTAAGAGCTTTGAAATGATCGTGTATTTCTTTAAGCTTATAAATATTCTCGTTATTTACCACAGTCTTAATATCGAATGTAATGCCTTGCTCCAAAGCATATTCAATATTAGCATTAACTCTATCAGCAATAGAGTTTCCGTTTATATCTACACGGCTATTAGTAAATCCGTCCCAAGATAGTTGCACTTCATTAAGTTTATATTGTTTATGGAATTCAATAAATTCCTTAAAGTTAGCCATAGTAGATGTGACTACTTGGAATTTACATTTTCCATAATATTTCTTAACTGTATATTCAATCAAGTCCAATCGAAGGAGTGGCTCACCTCCAAAGAATATAATCCTTGAAGGTTTAAGCTCTTCCATGTATTTATCAATCTGCTCTATAGTCATATCCTTAGAATGGAAGTCTATATAACAGTACTTACAACGATTAGGACAATTATTGGTTAAGAAGAAGAAATATTCTCTATAATTATCCATAGAATCTCCTATAAGAATTAAGACATACCACAGTTTTGGTTATGGCATGTATTAGAATAACAACCTTGACAAGATAATTGACAAGTAGATTGACAGTGAGTTTGACATGTGATATTACAATATCCATTATCATCCCACCAGTTGTTGTATGTGTCAAGTTGTTGAGAAATTCTACGAAGATATTCAGCAATCAATGCCCATTTAGAAGCATATACAGTTTCACCAGCATTTACATGCTCAATTGTAAAGTTTGTAGTTGGATCAGAGACTGCTTTAGTAACACGACGTAGTGTATTATTACAGATTTGAACAGTAGTGGCATCTTCTTGAGTAGCAATACGGAAACCATGTAAGATAGAACGGTTTTCGCAAGCTGTAGAAGAGTTCGCTGGATCGTAGTTAAGTGTGCAGATACGAGCATCTTGTTTTAATACAGCTTCCATATTTACAACGGCTTGGAATTTCACATTATAAATAGTTTCAGCTTCTGTAAATACAGGTACTGTTTTATCTGTATTTGCAATTTCAGCATACGAATGGTTATGGTCTGCTGTTTCTTTAATAGAAGTTCTATCAATTGAATATACAGTGCTGCCTACAGTAACAGCAATACCAGACATATCTTCAGGGAAATCAGATAATTGATTTTCAAATACGATAAAGTTACTTGGATTACCAACTTTAGTAGCAGTATCTGTAGTACCATTATATGCTTGAGCTGATAATAAACCAATTACTTTAAAATCTTTAGTAATATTTCTACCAATATAATGGATAGTATTACCAGGCATATTGCCGAAATGTTCTACTTCTGCACCAGAAATAGATTTAGCAATTCTAGCATCCATATTGGAATAACCAGATACTCTGATACCTTGACCAGAAGCTGTAGTATATTTAACAAGCTTAGAATCTAGATTAGTGCTCAATACAGGAGAAGTACCAACACCTGCATCTAGAGGAACGATCTTTTCATTTCTCCAGTAAGTACATTCTTCACGTACTTCTACTGTGTTAATAGGTGCAATGGTTCTAACTAAGTCAGCTGTAGTATCGATAATAAGGTTTACATCATTAGCTTTAAGAGTACCATCTTCTTCATTTACAGAACGTTGAGCTTCTTGAAGACGTCTTTCTAAATCTGTATTTTCAATACCACTTAATTGAGCATAACGAGTGCCAGTCTTTTCTTGCCAAGGATGTTCTTTAGCACGTTTAATGGAATCTCGTTCATTTAAGTTAGTTAGAATAATATCAATAATAGAGCTAAAATAAGTTCTACCTGGGAATGTCCCTTTATTAGGTTTTCTAGCTTCTACATAAATGACTTTATGTCTATTAGCCATAATATTCTCCTTTATTTTCTAGCAAATTTATCTTCATCCGTTATATAAAGATCTATACGGATTTCTTTATTTGTTATACGTCGATATACCTCTTTACCGAATATAGATAAAATAAAGTATTCTAATATTTCCTTAGCCTTATATTTATCTATATTATTTATCTTATTGAAAGTAAGATTAATACCAACGTTAGTAGATGTCTTTACATCACTATATCCATCTTGGTCTGGGAAGTTTACAAAAGCAGAACTTAAAGTAGAGAATTCATCTTCTTTTACTTTATATTGGATATCGTAAGTATTAGAAGTCAATCTAACTATCTTACAGCTATATCCTGCTATATTTGTAACTCTATCCAAACCAATAGAAATAGTCCAAGTACTAGGAGAATATAATTCGCATTCTATACGCTTTACAGCATTTTCAGAATCCATTATAATTCCTCTTCTATTACTTTAGTAACAACAGCATCTTCTGGTTTGATTTGAGATAGATATAAATCATCAATACCTTGTGCTTCTAATACTTTAGCAGATTTATCTATAATAGCATTAGTGAAGTAATCCTTAAAGGACCCAATGATATTTTCTTCACCAAGGTTTTTAATCATAGCATCTACATGGGCTAAGGATACAGTGAAAGTAAGTTCATCATTTACATCAATATTCTTAAAGACAGTATCGATATAATCTTTGATCTTAAGATTTTCAATCAAAACATTCAAAGTTCTACTACGAACGTTAGTTGCAGTAATGAATTTGTGTTGATACTTCTTAACTGCTTTTACCATAGCTCGTTTAACTGCACAGTAAGCATCAGATGGAGTATCTACATTACCAGTTTGACGAATGTTTTCTTCAGGACAACCAGAAGCACAGATAGATCTACCAATACATGTTTCACATTCTTCTTTAATATACTTAGCTGGGTTTACACCACCTGTAAGCATAGAACGATCTACACCGGTATAGATATTACCAATCTTTTGATCTTCTTTGTGTTCTTTTTCAGAAGTTGGTAATTGATGACAAGGATAAATATCACCATTGATATCAAATGCACACCAACGAGTAGAACCAATTGGACACATTTGTGGTGTATATACATCTGGTTCTAATACATTAAGAAGAATCTCATCTGTATTCTTGATAGAGAAGTTTTCGGTAGAGTTATCATCGTTTAATTTGGTAACGTATAACTCCATAAGATCTTCCATATATTTTTCAAGACCTTTGAGTTGTTCTTCATTCCATTCTGTATCAGTTACAGGACATGGAGCGATATTAGTAAAGCCCATATCTAAGAATTCTTTAACACCATCAATAGCTTTATCAATATCTTCAGGTAGAATAGTCATACGGACCTCTACAAAGATACCAAGACCATTATCAATTAACTTCTTGATATTGTCAGATACGATATCATAACTATTAGAACGATTCTTATCATGGATTTCTTTCTTACCATCTACAGATACCAATAAATGGAGTTCATTGTCATCGATGTATTCCATAATCTCATCTGTAAGGATAGTAAGGTTAGTAGTAACGCCATAAAAGATTTCGTATCCTTTTTCATTACAATGATCGATTACATCTTTCATACATTTCCAATTTAAGAAAGGTTCACCACCAAAGAAGTTCAACATGAACTTACCATGAGATTCTTTATTTCTACTACTATATGCTTTATCCACAATATCAATAGCAGTTTTGGAATCCATCATTTCTGGTTGTTTATTGTGTTCAAAGCAGTATATACAGCTAAGATTGCAGTTATTAGTAACGTTGATTGTAATGGAGTCGCACTTATAGACATCCTCAAACTTTTCTAACATGTGTTCTATCTCCTTGATCGAATAAATTAAATTTAATATTAATCTAATGTCTCCGGAGTAGTTAAAAACTATACCAGTAGCCAATATTGGCTACTGGCTATAATAGTCTTTTATTTCTTAAAAGTTAGATGTTTGTATTCAGCACCTTTGCCTTCTTTATAGAAGAGACCGTGGTCATTTTTGTCGCCATCTAAACGAGCATAACGAATAACTTTACCGAAGTAAAATTTAACTACGTTTTCTTCTTTAGCACCACGGATGGATTTGAATAATTGAATGGATTTAGATTTCAAAGAACCGATTTTAAAAGAGGATGGAGCAGCTGCTTCATTCTTAGTTTCGATTTCTTCTTTCAATGCTACAATAGTAGCAGATTTAGCTTTAACTAAATCTTCTAATTCTTCGATTTGAGCTTCTGCTTCAGCCAATTCAGATTTAGCTTGTTCTAAAGCTTCAGCTGTTTTCTTATTAGAATTAGTAAGATCTTCGATAGTTTGGAACACGATCAAATCATGTTCTTTCTTAGTTACACCACCGAAAAATTTAATCAGAGAGTCAAACATAAAATTCTCCTTATTTAAAATCTACAGTAAATTTACGGATATTAGTATCACAGTGTTTATTACGAACGTCTTGTTGCCATACCCATAAGGAAACTCTTACTTTACCAGCAGGTACTTTAGTTTTGAATGTACCAACGTGGAAGTTTTTATATTGTGTAGGAGTCATAATAGGAGCAAAGTATGGGTCAGAACCATTTCGTCTACCAGATTCCCAGATAGGAACGTTATTTACCCGAACTTCAAAGTTATAGAACGAGTTATACGGACCAGATTTATATCCATTGTAACCTAACCAGATTTCTGTATTGATATCTAATGTAATATCTGTTGCGTTATCAAACCATGTTTCAACAAATACTGCTTCATTGTAAGCAATATTGGAATGGTTTGTATATTGATGATATTCTTTATTAGAAGAAAGTTGTTTAGGTACCGCATCAGATAGTTTGAATATACTATCACCTAAGAACATACCAGATGCTGGCATACTAACTAATGTACCAGGCATGTATCTATCATCTGTAGCATATACTCTTGTAGTATATTTCTTACCAAGAATAGAATTGAATGTTTCTTGATACTCTTTACCATCGACGATAACAACAACACGTTGTTTGTCTGTTTGAATGATATTGACTTTACAAGTTACATCATCATCAGATACATCTACTGGTACCATTGTAATTGGTACCCAGCGATTATCTTCAGTATACATATAAGGTTGTGGTAAGGAAGGATCTACATACAACTCTTTTAATGGTTTAGGATCTGTTGGTTTACTAGGAGCTATAGTAACTCGTACATCACCAAGTAATTGTTTAATTCTCATTAAACGATTTTCTAGATCATGAAGATCATCATATGTGAATTTTGGCTTAAACATTTCTTGAAGATCTTTAGTTAGATCTTCATATCTAATACCAGTCTCTTCACTAAAAGTCGACATATAAAACCCTCCTAAGCATATACAGCTTTAGCTTTTTGCCAGCCGTTATTATAAGTACACATGAAAGTATACTTAGGACCTAAAACAATTGCGATCTCTTTATTGTTTTGAGGGTTAGGGATACTAGCTACATCGTTTACTACACTTAAACGAATACCATTTAACTTAGCTTCAATTTCAGCTACTTTATTTTTGAATGTTTCGAGATCGTCTTTAGATACGCTTCGTTTAAGCATAGCTTGTAGACTTGGGGCAAGATCATCATAAGAAATCTTGTCATTGTCTTTAAAACTAGCCATCATTACACCTCCTATTTTTTAATGATATATTAAGATTATTAGTATGTTCGGCGGAGTTAGTTTAACATTTTTATAAGGACTGACTATTTAAATTTATGAAAATTCCAATCTAAGGAGGTGGAAATAGATATATGAGTATAAGATGTCGGCTGTATACTTGGCGTAGATTATTAATGCAAAATGTGTTGCTACGTAGACGATTGATGATTATTCTTTCTCTACTTCCAGCTATAATTTTAATAATACTATGCAATAATATTTATGTTGATATTTATGAGTATAAGACTAACTATCAGAATACTATTGCTCATTTAGAATCGACAAAAAATAAACATATCGACGATATTATAAATAATCGTAAAGGCGATATGCAGTTACAGAATGCTTATACTATTGGATATATCCAGCACCAGTTACAAGATGATTATGGTAAGAAAGATCTATTGACTATAGAAAGAGAGCTTCATTCAACTGATAAGAATACAGCTCTAATTTCACTATATCATGATGCTTTATCATTAGATAATAATAACACGAGAACATATGGAGAAGATAAACAAGAACGTTTATTCTTGGCTGATAAAGATAGAATTATTATCAGTCCTAAGAATGTTACGGAAGATTTATTTGTCCCATGGTCTGAGGTTATTAATAAATCTACTAATAAAGAATTAGAGAAGAGTGTAATAACTTCTATTCTAACTGAGGATAGAACTGGTGATTCTACCGATGATGATATTTTATTTATTCCAGAAAGGAATATGCCAAAAAGTGTCATAGAGTACAATAAGAAACTTAAAGATTCTGATGGCAGGCATTTAGAAATCACTAAACCTGGGATAGAAAGTATCAATGACCTTATTGATAGTGGTGGAGTTACTGCTCTTAAAGCTTATGATCTTATAGTACCAAGTTATTTTGATGCTGGACGTTCTCTTACTAAGAATAATCCTGATGGTAAACTTTCTCATAAATTAATTCTATTACGTAGTTCTAATTTATATGAAATAGTAAAACCATATGATACTTATATAACCACATATAATACATTAATCAAGGATTATAAAGAGAAGACCGAATCTGCTATTATTAGCAAGATTGTAACATGTGTAGTTATTTCTATTTTCTTAATTACATTATTTAGTATTTGTTTATACACTATTTCTAAAACTTTCCGCTTCGAATCTATTACTAATAGTAGAAAAGGCGGCAATATCAATGGATAAAGATCTCTACTCGGCAGTTTTGTCATTAGATTCGATCGTTATCTTTATAGCAATTCTTATCGTATGCTGGCTTGGAAGTTTAGCTAAAGATTTTATAATCGTATTTAAGGGTGAAGAAAAGGTATATATGCATCTTACCTTTAAATATAGAGCGACTAGAGTAGCTCTTTCCACTGCTACTTCTACATTATTAGTCTTCGCTTTATCCGATACAATAATAGACCATATTGGTTTTAAGGGTTTATTATTCATATCCCTAATGGTTGGCATAGTTGGGTTTGAACTTCTAGAAAGGATATCCACACTAAATAGGATTATCGAAATAATCGATTTGATCGTTTTTAAACGCTCTGCAGATGTTAGGGATTATAAGGATGCTGTTAGTGATAATAAAACAAAAGTTATCATTAAGAAGATCTATATAAGTGATTCTGATAAGAAGAATTATATAGACGATGATGATGAAGAAGATGATGAAACTCAGTAATGTTCTATAGGCTTGAAAAATGACCTATAGAACATTACTATAAATTCTTAAAAGAATTGATATCAATTTTTTATTTAAAGGAGGATATTTAATATGCCTTATTTAAGTTCAATCTGGGTAGCTGCCAATAAAATTGGTCATAAAGAATCTGCAGATTATGGCTTATTTAAATATACCAACGGGACTGAAGAAACTAAGATTGCCACTGGTACTTCTCCATGGGGTGTTTTAGTTTGTCGTGATAGACGTACACAATACGTTGTTAACCAAGACGATAATACCGTTTCTCAAGTTCGTGATGGTTCTGTAGTTGCAGAAATCCCTACGAACGGTACTTCCCCTTATGGTATTTGTGAAGGATCTATCGCTGATAAACATGGCGATTATCCTGTATTTGTTACTAACTATGCTTCCAATACTGTAACTAAAATTGTTAATGGTAAAGTAAATGAAGTATTCGGTGTTGGTCAAGGTCCTCGTGGTATTTGTTGCGATACAGATGGTAACATCTGGGTTGCTAACTACCTTGACAATACCCTTTCTGTAATCTGGAAAGGTATGACTCTTTATGAAGGAGTTGTAAACGTAGCCAATGGTCCAGATGGTATCTGTTGTGACTCTCGTGGTAACATTTATGTTGCTTGTGCTATTAGTGGTGTAGTAACTAAAGTTTCCCACCAAGTTAAAATGGCTGATATCACTGTAGGTGATGAACCTCGTGCTATCGCTGTTGACTTGTCCGACAATATCTGGGTTGGTAACTTCTCTTCTGGTACTGTAACTCGTATTAACGGTGCAGACTTAGAAACTTCTGAATTTATCTGTGGTCGTGGTCCAATCTCTATTGGTGTGACTAAAGATGTTTCCAATGATTACCAAATCGTTGTAGCAAACTACACAGATAAAAATATCGCTATTCTTGACCCAACTTCTGGTGCTCGTGTAGAAAAAATCGAAACTGCATTTAACCCAGTAGCATTTGGTGACTTCACTGGTTTCCAATCCTACTTAATGGGTAAAAAATATGATTCCCAAAACCCAGACGGTACTGACCGTGTAACTTGGGATGACTTGGCTCCAGAACTTCAAGAAATGATCAAAGGTATGGTTGGTCTTCCTCAAGTAGTTAAAGCTCCTGATGTTATTCTTTTGAATCATCGTAAGTACCCAACAGTACAAGTAGCTTTAGACCACTTGTTATATGAACCAATCGCATTGAAAGGTTTCGGTATCACTAAACCAGCTAATGGTATTGCTGAAATCGGTTCCACTATTTCTGAAGTTGAATTTGGTTGGAATTTGGAAAACTCTGACAACGTTGCATCTCAATATGTAAACTGTACAGCTAATCCAAATGCTTCTGTTGGTTTTGTTGCTGCTGGTATTAATACAGCTAAGAAAACTGACGTTAATATTACTTCCAACACTACTTGGGAATTAGTAGTTAGAGACCAAAACAATATGGAATCTAAAGCTCAAGCTTCTATTAAATTCTTACCTAAGATTTACTACGGCGTTTCTGATCGTGCTGTTGTTAAATCTGATGACATTCTTAAACTTGGTCATTCCGAATTCATCGAAATCGAAGATGGTCGAGTTAAGAAAGAAATGCATTTCGACGCTACAGGTGGTGGATATATGGTATTCGCAATTCCATCTGCTTATCGTTTGAATGCTGGTGGTGACATCACTATCGGTGGTCTTATTAACTCCGACTGGAATGTAAAACAAAACTTCCGTGTTACTAATGAATCTGGTTATACTAATAACTATGACGTTTACACATCTGGTAACTTACAAACAGATGAAAACATTCCTGTTTTGATTAACTACCAAACTACTAATTCTGATTCTACTGATTTACCTAACTCTGCTGGTAATCATAGACTTCCAGATCAACCATCCACAGATGGTACTGGAACAACTCCAAAACCAGGTGCTTCTGTAACTACATTACATATCTCTTCAGAAGATGATACAGTTACTCGCACTGAAACTCCATTAGTTGATGGATATAAAGGTAATGAAGAATAATCATTAAACTATTGGGCATCTGGATAATTTCCAGATGCCTGATTTTTTATCTTTAAGAAAGGGGACTCTAAATTGGAAAAAGGTATTGAAGAAATCACAACGACCAAGATTAGAGGAACGAATGTTTCATCTCCTATTCGTCCATTTACAACTGTAGATAAATTCCCTACAGCTCATTCTAATGAGTTATTGGGTGGTATGCATAGTTGTAATACTATGGACGAGATGTATGAAATTCCTAAAGAACGTCGACAACTATACATGACTTGTATGGTTAAGACAGATATGTATATTCTTACATCTAATCCAGATACTCCTAAAACTAATTTAACTAATTGGACTAAATACACAGCTGGGAATACTGATGTTGGTACTAAGACAATTGAAGTAGACGGTGAAATGGAAGTTATCACTGACATTATCACTAAACTTAAATTGTTATCTCAAGTTAAATATCTCTATTTCGTAAGCTCTATCAAAGAATCTTCTATTAATAAGGTAGAACTCTATTGTCCATTTGACTGCTATTTACACAAGATCAATTCTATTGTGCCATTATCTAGTACCATGGAAAATAATATTTCACTAGAGCTACAACTCTATAGTAATGGTAATTGGAAAACTCTTTCCAGAATTGATATTGACAAAGACACTAAAGAAGGCTCTGTAGAAGTAGATAATACTTTAATTAGAGCTGGTACTAGACTTACAATCACTGCAGCTAGTACTATTCCTTTAGGTCTAGAATCTATATCTACCTGTGTAGAAGTTCGTCAGAAGATTTAGAAAGGAATGAAACAATGGCTAGTCCTATTATTAGCATTATGAATGCTGACAATACAAAACCTGTAACTGAATGGTACTTAGGTACTCTTCGTACAGGTACAACATCTAAAGAATTGGAAATCAACGTATGGAATAATAAAGGTGGTTCTGTCGACGTTTCTGATTTGGTTGATGTTAAAGTAACAACTGTTGATGAAAACGGTGTAAATGAAACATCTGCTGAAGAAGCTGTTCGTGATAAATGGACACAAGCTTTAGTATATGCTACTGCTCCTGTAGGTGCTGATGGTTCTAAACAATTCGTTGCTATTGGTGCTAACTCCTATGTTGGTGTGGCTTCCAATGGTGCTGCTGGTGATGACTTGACAAATCATGTTATCAAAGGTACAGCAAATGATGGTACTGTAAGTAACAGTACTACAAACTTCGCTAATATTCGAGTTCGTGTAGTACCTGCTTTGAATGCATCTAAAGATGTTCACAACTGGCGTTTGAAAATCCAAGGATACTTCTCTTAATAAAACAACAGCAAAACAAAAGGAAGGATTTTTAAATGAAAGAGTATAAAAGTACTTGTCCTGAGAGAGTATTCTCTTGGCTAGTTATTACAAAAGATGGTAAATTTGAACAAGAATTCATCGATGGTGAAGATAACCGTTATCTAAGAAAACTAGAAGACCATAGTGAGATTGAAAAATTTGGTTTTGAAGGTTTAGGGCACTATGCTTTTGTAGATAGAAACGGTAATTTCAAAACATTATTTGACGATGATGTTATTCATGATAATAACTTCGTTGCATATAAAGATAAAGATGGGGAGCTCCATCGCTTTATATCCGACGATATAGAATTCTTCCAACTTAAAGGATTTACTGCTGACTTATTTGGTTCTTCTAAACTTAATATCAATAAATTTAAGTATGGTTATAATTGTACCGTAGTTATTGAAGGTATTAAATGTAGAGTCAAAGTAAGTAGCGAATATATTATTAAAGGTTCTGCAGTTACTAAGGAATTCGAATTATCTATTGCTCCAGAAAAACCAAATGCTAGTGTAGAAATTACTCCTTGTTTGGTGAATAATAGTAGATTAGAAGATCGAATTATTGGTGAAGCTAAACCTTTACATCTTAACTGTCCAGTATCTACCATCAACTTCAAAATTCAAACATTGAGCGAGGTGGATATCGATGCCTGCACTACCGGAGAACGGGTATAGGTTAGTAGAGTATGATAATGAATTAAATACATACGTCAATATACGAGCAGATGTTCGTGACGTATGTGAATTCGATGACCTACGCATTTCTACAATTATTATAGAAGATTATGAAACTTCTATACCTATGAAATGTGCTATATTAGGTGAATATCAAACTACCGTTCCTATTGAAGCCATTATCGAAGAGTATGCAATAGCTGAAATCCAAATCGGTTGTAAAATACTAGCTGAGGATAAGGGTATAGCATATTCATTTATAACCTAAAAAATAAAAGGAAATATATCCCATAGCTCATATGAGCTATGGGAATATCTTCTGCTTTTTAGTCTAGATAGTCATCGTTACATTCTTTCAATTCTTCGCATTTATTAGCTTCAAGAATTGCATCTATTTCAGCCATATCATTATTATCATAATACTTACGGCTTAGTTGTAATAATGCATTACCATTTAAGATAGAATCTTTAAATAGATTCATATCATTATTGAACTTACCATCATTACGAGAAATCATCATAGCATCTCTTGGATTAAATACACCAATGATCTTATGCCAGAATTCGAGTAAAGGAATGTATATAATATTCAACGTATCGCCATCAAAGTCAGCCCCGAATGAAGATAATACACTCAAAGGCATACTTAATGTGAAGCTATCATTAATACCAACTACTTTCATAGCCATGATAGATCCATAACGGATAGTAGGGTTACGGTTGATCAATACATATAGACCAATCGTATTGATAATATTCATAATAATATTTATAATCTGCGGATCCTTTTCAAGTCTTGCTTGAGAGAATCTCATATATGCATCAGCCGCATTCATATTATAAGTCTTAATAAGAATATTGATAATGGTTTGTTGAAGTAATTCTAATGCTGAATAGTATGGAATTTTAACTTCATCAATTCTAAGTTCAGGACCAGGGATGATTACAGAACGAGAAGTAAAGCAACAACGACCAGCAATCAAAGAACGTAAACGTCCTTTCTTACCTAGCATCATATCCAGAATACCTTTTACAAGAGCACTATAACGTTCTTGGATATCCCAAAGAACAGAGTTCTTATACTTAGGCATTCGATACATTGCAAGACTATCATCTTTTGCTTTAGCTGCTTGTTTAGCAATCATAGTATATCGGTTATTGGCTTCTTCGAATGTGAATCTACCTTCATCGATTTTCCATGGACGTAATACGGAAGTATATACTGGGATATTTTGAATAAAGATTTTATCTCTATTAGCCATGATATCTTCGTATACATCTTCACGTTTACCTTTGAGTTTAGAATGGAAGTATTCCATAATTTCGTCGAATTTTTCATAGAACCCAATCATGCCGATTGTTGCATAAGTTTGATCTGGTTCTGTTTTACGACGACCACGACGTTTCTTTTCCTTTTTCTTCTTTTGAATAGTTTTATCTACTCTGGTAATAGGATTACCGTTTTCATCTAATTCTACTTCTGGAATTAGAATAGCTTTTAGATTTTCTGGACGAATATATCGTTCAATACTCATATACAAGTTTGGATGAATGATATGGTATGGAGCTAAGTTAATCCAACCAAAGATTTCTAAATCATCACCTGTATATTGTACTTTAGTATGACAATATGGGCAGATAGAGTCATTATAATCTCTACCTTGTGTTTTCTTACACTTACAAGAATATCTATCAGCAAATGCATCAGGATCTTGTAGTGTTTTAGTGAATCGTTCAGAATAGATAGAGTCTGTACGCTTTAAAGTTTTATTTAAAGCGACATCAGGTTCTTTGATTAAGAAACCTTTTCCTCTTTCTAGATCTTTTTGCATTTCCTCATCTAGGTTTATACGTTCTAGTGTAGTACTGAACTCAAACTCTGGATTATTAGGAAATTCAAGATCAAAATTGATAGTTTCTGCCATAGTAGTCCTCCTTGAACGATGTTTTAATATTCAAATTCCTAGGGAATTTATAATCTAATTCGATAGATTTTATTCGTCTAATTGTTTCTTTAACTAATCCAAATATATTGGATTCTTTACCTTGGTTTTTATCTACATACTTTACATAATCCTTTGGTGGATTATCAAAGAATATAATTGGTTCTAATAATTCTTGATTTGATTTAAGTCGGTTCATAAATTAATAACCTCCTATTTTAAAATGACTTAATTTTTTATCATTTTTATAATATACAGTCATAGAGATTATTAATATTTAACCATAAATCTATTAGTACCATCTTCAGGTCTACCAAAATAGTTTACTAACTCTTGAGCCATTTGAAATAGATTAATAGTTTCGAAATGGTATAGTAATCCTTCTATATCTCTTACGGATAAAGGAATTACTAAATCCTTACTATTAATATACATCAATGCTCCTGGGTGATTAAAGTCTTCAGAGTCAGTAATTGTAGAAGCATGGAATACTACCTTATTCTTAAATGCTAATCTAACACCAAACGAAGGACTATCTCTTACCATAGTAAGTTTGCCCTCACGTTCAGCATATAAATCGGATGCAGTAATTTCAGCGTGTATCCCTCTCAATGCTTCTCTAAATTGGATTATATCATAATCATTTATAACTAAATATTCTCGTCTAGTATTATATTTACCGATTGTTTCCAATGTTAGAAAATATCTATACTCTAATCTGATATTTACCAAACGTCTATCTGCTGGCTTAGAATAGAAATCGGTTTCCATATGAAAGGATAGGTCTCTATATCTTTCAGCTTTAGCGTCACTTAGTATTACATTCATTTTAAGAACAGCTTTTCCACCAACGTAGCAGATTAGCGATTCTATCTTGTTGTAATTCTTGTCCAATTTCCTACCTTCTCTTTCCTTCAAAAAATAAAGAGAGGCGGGCTAAGCCTCTCTTTATTTATAAAAATATTCTTATGCAGTTTGTTGTTGTGGTTGTGCAGGTTGTTGATGGATATTGTATTGACCCATTTCACCTGTTGCAAGACGCATCCAGTACCAAGCATCTTTACCTTGTGCATTGATACGGAATACAATAACGTTACCACGTTTTAGGTAATCAAGTGCATTGATTTCGAGAACCATTTTATTGTTACGGAGAACAACAAATGGTGTCTTATCAACCATTTGAATACCACTTACACGGAAACGACCACCTTTAAGGATAGCGTCAGCTATTACTGTATTACCACCTTTGGTGATCATATCACGAATTAGGTATGTAAAGTTAAGAATAACTTTATCAGTATCCACTAATTTATTAATCTTAGCTTTACGTTTCAATGCATTAGCATCTAAGAATGTATTCATGAAATGTTTGTAGGAAGAGTATCCTAGGTATTTCGCTACACATTCTGCCAAGTCGTGGTCAGATGTTTCCAATTTTTCTTTCACAACTTTATCCTTAACGGATTCGGATTCTGTTTTAACTTGTTCCATTGTGGAAATAGTTGCTTGAGGAGCATCAGCTGGTGCTGGTTGTGGAGCATCTACTTGAACTGGTTGTTGTGGAGCTTGAGCCGGTTGAACATCCTGAGGTGCCATTGTAGAAATAGTAGCTTGTGCAGGAGCTACTGGTTGTTGGTTAACCATAGGTTGTGGTTGTGGTTGATACATTGGTTGTTGAGGATTGTTAAATCCAGGTTGTTGAACGTCAGCAAAGAACATTGCAGATTCTTGCGGGTTCAAGAATTGGTTTAGGTATAAACGATATTCTGGAATAAGAATAGGGTCTACACCGAATTGATTTGCATATTGTTGGTAAGCAATTTCACGGTTTGCATTGTTATCCATTGGGGAATGATTTGCAAAGTGATAAGCTTCGCGTTGTAAAGCAATTGCTTCCAATTCTTTCAAAGTGTTGTAGAATGTATTGTTGGCATCAGTTGCTGGTCGTTGTGCTTTTTCATCTTCAACGACAGGTTGAACAGGGTTCACATTAACTTCTTCTGGTTTAGCTTCAGTCTTTGTTTCTACCTTTTCTTCCTTTTTTGCGTCCTTTTTAACATCTTCTTTTTTGTCGGCTTTTGCTTTAACTTTCTCTTTAGCTTTCTTAGCTACTTTCTCCACTTTGTCAGCAGCATTACCTAGCATTTGAGCGAATAGACTTTCTTCTTGTTTTTCAGCACCAATTTCTTCTTCTGGAGCTTGATCTGCTTCATCAACAGTTTCTTCTACTTCATCTTTACCATCGATGATAGCTGCTACTAATTGATGAATTTGACGTTCCAAGATTTGGAATTCAATTGGAACATAACCACGAAGTTCCTCATGAACTTTAGGAACAAACTTGAAGTTGATTAATGCAGATACGTAAAGAGATTGAATCAATCGTTTTACATTATCAGTATCTTCTAAGTCTGCTTTGATATCTTTATTGATATCTAGAATTACACTATAAAGGTCAGTACGACCAATAGCGAATTTACCGATAACATTTAGTTTATCACCGAAGTTACCAGCTTTTTCGAAGGCTTTAGCGAAATCACCTTCAGAAGTTTTAGGAGCAGCTTTTAGTTTGCGAGCTGCGGAAATGAATTTTGTATCCAAATCATAGGATACGTGAGTTGTTTTCTTAGACATTTTGTTGTCCTCCTTAATTAAAAATATTCTCGTAAGTTTGTCGTGTCTTTAATTTATGACTTATGACGTCTTACTCATAGAGATATTATATAATTAAAAAGTTTTTTGAATGAACTAAATGTCGTACTTTTTCATATCCTCTTCACTTACTACTTCTACGAAGTTCATAGCATGGTTTACAACGATACCAACTACACCTTTATAGATAACACCAATTTCTTGTTTACCATAAGGTTTACTTTCGTCTAATGGAATGATGTAGAGTTGAAGATTATTCTTCATCATATATCGAATAGCTTCTTTATCGTCAGAAGCTTTACCGATTAACTTACCGTCTTTAAATAATACTTCTTCTAAAAAATTACGAGCTTTATGAATACCTTGTTTGTTACCTACCTTATTAGTAAGCTCTTCTGTACTCATTCTAGCTGCTTCTTCATTAGTGAAGCTAGTATTACAAGCAGATAAAGCCTCAAGGGCTTTATCTATCTTCTCTTTGTATTCTTTAAATAACATTTCTTTGCTCCTATATTTTAATAATACCACTATATGGTGAATTTGTGGATAATCTATCTAAACCAATAGCATCACAAGGGAATAAACCTAAGTTATCATTGATGATTGACTGATAATCGATGAATTCAATAATCCATTCAGGTACTTTAGCATCGAATGGAATAGCTATAGAAGTGATTTCACCTTTATAGAATTCATTATTCATCAAATCTACCATAGCTTGATAACGTTCTGGTTCTTCTCTCTTCATCTTACAATCAACTACAGTCTTTTTATTAATATTGGTCTTAATAATAAGAACTGCATTTGGTTCTTCTAGATTAATCTTAGGATTAGTTTCGTCGATCATCTCATTATAAGCTACTGCACCTTTAATACCTTGAATTCTCATAGGGTTTTCATAAGCACTCATAGCTTTAATACGTTGAGGTTTGAAGTAAGTTGTATCGCCATTGTTGATAGATACATAAATATTCTTTTCAACGATAGCTAATTCATTAAGAATCTTCAATTGATCTAGTTCTTCAGCGTTTACAATATCTTCATATAGAATACGAGATAGTTCTTTTGTAGTCTTTTCTGGAGCACCAGCTTTTACAATTTGAAGACCTTTGATTTCTAGAGATTGGTCTTGGTTATTTGGTACTAAGTTACCTTCTTGAAGTTCTTGTTTAGAGATGTAGTTCTTCTTAGCATTAGTCAATAGAACTTTCTTAAATAAGAATTCATTCTTAAGGCTTAATAGACAAGGATCAAACTTACCATCCATATTATAATTATCAGATAGACGTTTGATATACTCATTAACCAAGATACCTAAAGAGTGAGCTAAGATATTAATGATACTGAAACGTAATCCATCTTGTGGAATAACTTTAAATGGTTCTACCATACGTTTAGTTTCAATAATTTCATCATTCAAGAAATCATATTCTTGAACGTATTCATCTTCAGTCTTAAGATTATTGATATCATCTTTCTCTACTATTTCAGCACCATCAATAGAAGAGTGTTTAATCTTCATATCTACACCGAAAGTCTTTTCGAGAATGAACTTATACCATCCATCTAGAGTAATCATAGTTGAGTCTGTATCCGTAATAACACTAGTCTCACGAATCATACTCATAACCCTATCAATCTTATCAGTATATTGATATTTATATGCCACATATTCTCTAATCAAGTCAGTGAATAGAGCAATATCTTCTTTGATAGTTTCTGGTGGATGATTTGGATCCAAGAATGGTGCATCTAGTTTCTTTAGCATATTGACTACTAGATTACTAGTATATGGAACGTTGAAGAAATCGAATATATTATTCTTCATATAAACACGATTACGTTCTGGTTGTTCCATACGGTTACAGATATCCCAGATAACTTCACAGTCTTCTTCAGAAGGATACCAAGAATAACCACAAGACATAATAATCTTATAGAATAATTCTTCTGGAGAAATATTTCTACCAATTACTTCTTCATCTTTGAACTTACGTTCTCCAGCTTCAGACTTTACATTATGAATGAAAGATAAGATTTCATCCATAGAAGCAAACTTAGCATTGTTGGCTAGAGTTGCTTCAAAGAACATAATTGCCGCCGCAATTATACTTTGTCCAATACGGGTAATGGAAGATGCTACAAAGATATTATAGAAGATACTACTTTGTGCACCCAAACATCCATAGATTGCATTGGTATCGATTTTAGCTACTAGTTGTAGTAAGTTATATTTACGATATTGCTCTGTACCCTTAGGATACTTAAGCATCTCTTTCTTAAACTTATTACGAGTCATAGCAAACTCTTCAATCATTTGAGACAATGGATTTGGTAGTTCTCCATGTCTTGTAAATAAACATCCTTGGGACGTCACTATAGGTCTTTTACTTAAAATATATTCTGTCATTTTAAGTAAGGTTGTATTAAGTGTGGCTTCTTTGTAGTTATTATAAACGGAACAAGGTGAATTTTTAAAACGTTTATTTATAGAATAATCGATGGCTCTATTTAACTCTGAATCAGATAATGTAGGAAAAATATATGGAAGTGTATCCATAAGGTTTTCTTTATATCTTTTTACGATTTCTGTATTTGAAATATCCATTATAAAGGCACTACTCCTTTCCAAATATATAGTATTTAAGTGTCTAATTTGCAATTAATTTCTAATTAACAAGTATAACATTTATATAACTACGTTAGACCATTACGATAGTTGAAAATCAAATTGAAATATTTTACTATAGCGAGGTGAAATTAATGTTCGAAAATATCGAAGAACAAGGCGTACAAGACCAAGGTGCTCTTTTCGAAACCTTCTTCATTGACGCTGTTCAACATATGGACGAAGAGTCTGCTAAAGAATTTTTACAATCTGAAGCAGTTAATGCATTAGTTGAAGCTGGCGGTATCCGCAAAGGTACGCTTGTACGTCTTTCTAAAGAAGACGATTACAACCGTCGTATTGCTTTGGCTGCTATGCAAAAAGCTAAAGAATCTAATAGTCCTGACTGGAAAAAATTGAAAAAAGCTGCTGCTATGAAAAAATTAGCAATCAGCAACATCATTAAACGCTACGGGAACGCAGTAAAACGTGACGTAATCAAAGCACAAAAAGCTTTATTGAAAGCAGATCCTATGCATTACGTTCGTCTTCCTAAAGCAACAGCTCCTAAAGCTGACAAAGACTAAAACAAAAATAATTAAATTGTACTTGAAAGAAATTTCACACACTTCTGTCAAGTAAATCATCACACACAAACTATTAAATAAAATTTCTATTGGAGTAGACCTTATGGTCTACTCCCTTCTTTTTCGCAAAATTTTTAAACCTCCTTACAAATGTATATTATATAATTGAATCTTAGATATCTTTTAACTTTTTATTAACAGTACTAAAGATAACTGGAACAAATATTTTAATTAACGAAAAGGAAGGATTAGAATGGAAGCAGTTAATTATTTACAACGAAACAGAAGTAATTATTACGTGTTCTCCAGTATCGTTGATGGTATACCATTGACTATCGATACAGGAGATATAACTCAATATACTTACGATGATTACTGGAATGGAATTAACTCTATACTTCTAGATGGTGTGGAACAACCTGTTATCCAAATGGCAAAGGTTCGAGTAAACTTTGTTGATGGTAAATCAGTAAATCTAACTTTACCTGATTTGGCAGTCAATATATTACTATGGGAACCTGTTATTCGTCAAGGATTCAAAATCAAATCTCGTCATTTCATATTTGATAAGAGAGGTTTCACTCGTGGTATGATTGCTGATCATTATGATAAAATCATAGACCGTAATCTAAAACCACATATCGATAAAAGATATAGAGCTAGTAAATATCGTAAGAATCGTAAGCTTAATATCGTAGAACTAAATAGATCATTTGCTGACAATATCTTTGCTATGCAACAATTCGTAAATAGCTTTGCTCAGTTTAATGCTTGTACAATCAACTTCTACGACACAATTAAATTAGCACAAAAAGCTCCAGAGTTCTGGAGTTTATTAAACTCTCACTTTGGTGATATTCCTATTGAGGATGTAAAAGATGAGGGTATGAAACGTTTGAATAAATCAAACAAATACATCATGGAATCTGAAAAGTATTTAGGTTATGAACATTGCTTGAAGAATCCATTAAGCGTAAAACAAGGTATCAATCCACGTCAATATAAAGAATTGATTATCAACGTTGGTACTAAACCAGATGGTAAAGGTAATGTATTACCAGCTATTATTGATAGCTCTTATGCTAATGGTCTTAATACTATTACTGATATCTATATGGATGCCGCTGCAGCTCGTGTAGCACAAAACCAAACTAAAATCAACGTAGGTGAATCTGGTGACGTTGCTCGTATTATGGGTCTAAATAATTTAGGTACATTCTTACATAAAGATCCTAATTATGTATGTAATACAGAGAACTTAGAAATCATCACTATTGAAAATGAAGATTTCTTAGAACGTTTTGATGGTAGAACTTATCGTTTGAATGAAGATGGTAAAGACTTAGTAATAGATGCTAAAACGGATAAGAATCTTATCGGTAAGACTTTACATATCTATTCTCCTATTACTTGTCAATCTAATGCTCAAGGTCATGGTATCTGTCACAGATGTTATGGTTATAAATTGGCATTGATTAATACTATCGTATGTGTAGGTAAGATTGCTGTAGAACAATTGACTTATCAATTGACTCAACGTCTATTATCTGCAAAACATCTACTAGAAACAGTAATCACAGCATTAAATTGGTCTGTTGGATTTAATAAATACTTTAAACCAAACTTTAATGCTATTTATGCTATCCCATGTAAAGATATGAACTCTGAAATCATTATCAACATGGATGACATCGTTACAACTGGTGATGTGGATTCTTATAACCCAGAACTTACTAATCAAAAATCTTATGTAACTGGGTTTACAGCTGTTATCGATAATACACCTAATGAAATTACATCTATGGAAAAAGTAGAGATGTATTTAACTCAAGAATTTAATGAATATATTCTTGAAAATGGTATTGAACCAGATGAAGATGGTAATTTACATATTCCATTGAAAGATGTATCTGAAAAAGGTATCATGCTATTCTTGTTCACTATCGATAATAATGAATTGGTTAAAGTACTTAAAGAACTTGAATCTATCGTTAACCTTAAAGAAACAATCATGTCTCATGATCGTAACTCTATTGTACAACATATCATCGAACGTTGTATCGAAGGTGATGTAGAAATCCAAGCAGTACATATTGAAACTATCATCTCCAACCAAGTTCGTAGTGTATTCTCCAATATTGCTAAACCAAATTGGACAAATCCTAACGAAGATTCCAAATTGATTACATTGGATAGAGCATTGATGGATAATCCTAGTATTGTTATCTCTTTATTATATAAAGATTTGACTAAATGTATTACTAACCCATTATCCTTCAAGAAATCTGCTCCTTCCCAATTAGATGGGTTTGCTATGACACATCCTCAATCTTATATGCTTTATGATGATGCTGTAATTAACCATTATAAAGAATATATGGTAGACCCTGTCATCAATCTTCCATTACCAGAAGAACCTGTTGAAGGTGTAAGTGAAATGTTATAATGGTATTTCCCAGATAGGTTATTCCTATCTGGGATTATTTTTAGTCTGGAGGTGAAAATACTTGATTTATGACTCTAAAATAGTAGCTAAACATACTTGTACTGTAATTCATGATTACAGAGAACGAGATTGTTTCCCATTAGAGAAAGTATTTAGTAGATGGAATAAAGTCTATTTTAGATATGAACCATTGGGTATTAAGTATGATCCAGATAAACGTACTTTATCAATACCTAGAGGATTTCCATTAAGTAGACTAGAGCATTGGTTTGGTACCAATGTAACTATAGATAAAGAATGTGACCCATTCGATGCTGGTTTAAACATTTTTCTACGTTACTTGCCGAGAAATGATGTTCAAAAGAAGACTTTGAGCTTTATTCTTGGTAATGGAGAATATGCTTATACTAGAGGTAAATCCCAACTATCTGTAAACCTAAATACGGGTGTTGGTAAGACATATGTAGCTGTAGTATCTGCAGCTATTATGAAAGTACGTTCTATTATGATTACATCTTCCAATGATTGGATTAAACAATGGGAAGATCGTATTACAGAATATACAGATACATCTAAGAGCGAAATATATCAATTAGTCGGAATTGGCTCTATTGCCCGTGTATTAAAGGGACTAGTAGACATATCCTCGATAAAGTATATATTGGCTTCTCACCAAACTATCAAGTCGTATGGTGACAAATATGGCTGGGATAAGGTAGGTGAATTATTTAGAAAGCTACGTGTTGGATTAAAGATATATGATGAAGCTCATTTATCTTTCGAAAATGTATCACATATAGACTTTGCTACCAATACGTATAAAACTATCTATCTTACTGCTACGCCAGAAAGATCTGATAGAGATGAAGATGAAGTATATCAAGCATATTTCCAAACTGTACCTAAAATAGATTTATTTGATGAGGATAACGATCCTCATACACATTATATTGCTATTCAATACAATTCACATCCATCACCAATGGATATCCAGCGTTGTATGAATAGACATGGACTTAATGGACATGCTTATGCTAAATATTGCACTAAATCACCTAATTTTATTAAGATGCTTCGTATAATGGTAGAGAAATGTCTAGAAGTTAATAAAGCTCTAGTATATATCTCAACAAATGAAGCAATCTTATCCATTAAAGACTGGATAGAATATGCTTATCCTGAATTAAAAGGGCAAGTTGGTGTTTATACTACTCTTATTCCTAAAGAACAGAAACCATTTGAATTAGAAAAGAGAATTATCTTATCTACTACTAAATCATGTGGTGCTGCTATGGATATAGATGGTCTACAACTAACTATTTTATTAGCAGAACCTTTTAGTTCTCATGTATTAGCTAGACAGTCATTAGGACGTACTCGTGCTGATAATACTACTTATATTGAAGTAGTAGACAGAGGCTTCTCTGCTATGGTAAATCAATATAAGAAGAAATTGCCAGTATTCAAGAAGTATGCTCTATCTGATTCTATAATAAAACTAGATGATGAAGACTTCGAATGTATGTATCAACGTGCAGTTGAAAAGCATACTAAACGTATTAGTGAATCACTTAATGGTGAAGATCTATTACATATAATCAATATTTTAGATTGATATTATATCCCATAGCCAATATTGGCTATGGGTATATCTTCTCTTTTTTAATCTAAATTTTAGATGTATATTATTTCCATGAAGCCAAGTATAATTTCATACTGGCAAAATTTATAAAGGAGGAAACAGATATGTTTTCACACAAACTCAATAGAGTTAATGTAAGCAAAGATGCTTTACAAGAATGGGGTATGTATAATGCTCCAAAAAGTGAAGAGATGGTTAAATATAACATCTTTCTCTCTAAAGTAGTTGGTATCGGAATTGAACAACTACGTCATTCGTTCGCTGATCTATATGCTGAAGAAATCGTTAAAAGAAAATGGGACGACGCATATGCTTTAGAGTACGTTGGTGCATTGGATATCATTGCAGCTATTGTGGCTCTAGGTAAAAAAGACGGCATAAAACGATCCTGTTTCAATATTATGATTAAAGATGGTGAAGTAGTCAATACATTAGAACGCAGACCAGGTGCTGATAGTGGTTCTATTTGTACTTGGGATGAATTCATCGTAATGGATTATCTATGTGCAGATGATTATCGTATCGCATGTGATGTTTTATTAGGCGGTAAAGAATGTAAAGATGTCAAAGAAGACTTCTTAGAGTTCTGTGATACTCTAGGTAACCAATTAGTCATCGAAGAGATGCCTGGTCTAACAGCTGCTAAAACATCAGTAATCCCAATCAGGGAATTTTTAAAACAGCCTGAACGTTATGTGAAAAACTTAACCTTATTTCATGAATATGCTGAAGGAGAACAAACTTATGGCAAATAATTGTTACAGTGAGTTCGCATTTTATTGCGAACCAAATGAAATCGAAAAGTTACAATCTTTTCATGACTTTATTGATAAGAATATTGGTTATATAAGAAAAGTATTTGAATCTCTAGATATACCACCAGAATTTTATGAACAAAAGACAGAAAGTCTTAGAGATGAAATTCTATGGTGTTCTGAAATTACAGAAACTTATAAAGACAAGAAACCGATTGTCTTCTTTACACTAGCAACAGAAAGTGCTTGGCGTCCTTATCCAGAGCATTTCCAAATGTTGATAGATAAGGAATGGGAAGGTATTAAGTTTGACGTATTTGCTGAAGAACCAGATGAAGGTGTATTCATCAATACAGATAAAGATGATACATTCTTCTCCGCTGCTCATTTCAGAGTATATGGTTATTACTGTAACTGGAATGAAGATGGTGGTGACGAATTCGAAGAATACTTCGAAGATACAGAAGCATTAGCAGAATTCTTGAACAAAGAATTAGAAACAGATAGAATCAAACCTGATATGTCTTTATCGGAAATGGAAAAAGAAGCAGAATTGGTATTATCTATGAAATTCGAAACTTATTCTGTTTCTATCTATGAATTCGAAACTGATATTTCTGATTTTACATCCTCGCCAGAAATAACAGTATACGGTTAATTTCAAACCAGTGTTGAAGAAGAACCATTTACATATGTATTCAGAATTTATCATAAGGAAAAATAAAAATGAGAATGATCAATACAGATTCAATAGAAGACTTAAGAAAAGAACTAGAACTTGTAAACAAGGAAATTAGCAATACCAGATCCAAAGTAAATATTTTATCAAAGTATCAAAAAGATATAACTAATAGAATTAAGATACTAGCGTCAAGAAACACGAAGACTTTAGATATTACTAAATTTACTGGAGACGATCCAATATTAGAAGTAATGAATACTTTGAAAGATAGCGATGAAATCGTAATAGATGATGTTGCTTATATGCTTGGTATTACAAGATCAACGTTGTTGAAAAGAATAGACCATTCTAATATTAGGGAGGTTAATTTAACATCTAAGGATACTACTCTTTTACTAAGCGTAGGATATATCAAAGAATTATTGGCTACTTATAATAAAGCTGATAAAGAAAAACGCAAGTTTGTACAGAAATTTTTAAAATATCATTATAAGAATTCTTTCAATATCAGTCTTCGACGCCAGATGCGATTTTATAAAACTCTACCTTTTAAAAACCCAGAATATGATAGAATGAATCTAAGAGTATTAATTCTTGATGGTTATAATCGTGGACTTGTTAAGAGTCGTGCATTTAATAGCATGATAAGGATGATGAATTCTTTCAATGCTAAATTACTTGTAGATTCAGATTATTATACTACTACTGCTGTAAAACGTAAAGGTAAGCATTTCATAACAGTATATACTGATTAATATAACGAAGTTTAATATATTTATTTAAAGGAGATCAATAACCATGAACAAACATCAAGAAATTTTAGGTAACCATCAATTAGTTAGTCCACTTAAGCACAGAGTTAGCCGCTCAGTAGATACAAGTAATGATAGTTACAAGGAATTTTTAAAACGGGCTAAATCTAGTTCTACAACACCAATAGAACCAGATTTGACAAAAAGTCCAATGAAATTTGTACGATACCCAATCGATTCTACTAAATAACGTTAAAGTTTTAAGCGTAGAAATGGTATACTCCCTCATCAAATTGAGGGAGTTATGCCATTCTTTATTTTTTATGACATAATAGTAAACTATCATAAGAAAGGAGATAAGAACTTGGATTATAGCAGTAAAACTAATGATGTAAGTAATATGGAGATCATTGAACTACGTCCAAAGGGACTAGAAGATCTTCGCAAATTCAAAAAAGAGCATACCATGAGTCTTTGTACTCCTTCTATCTCCCATACATATTCTATTTGTGTAGAATATATGAGAAATTGGTTTGTTCGTAGATTTGCTGATGAATATTTCAAATCAGAGTTCATTGCTGGTAAGAATATCTTAGCAGATTATTTAAATAAAGACTTATTAGATTACGTTAAACGTGGTAAACCATCATTGATGATTACTCCTCGTTTAGATTATGAATATAATAGAGAATTCTCTAGTTTATATAACTTCGGTAAGAATATCTATTCTAATAAAGCACGGTTTAATGATGCTTTCTTTAAAGATGATATTTCTGGTAATCTATTATCTATTCAAATGGAACAACTCAGAGTTGAATTCAACTATAAGGTTAAAGTAAGTTCCTTTAACCATGCTATGGACTTATATAAGTTCATGCAACTAGATTTTGCTCCTCCAACTACTAAGACTAAGTATATTGACTTAGACTTTGTAGTACCTAAGGAAATAATCTATGCTATTGCTAGAGATTCTGGATTTGATATCTGTGATGGGGATGTATTAAAGCTATTTGAGTTCATTTCTTATTTAAACAAGCACTCACACTTGCCATTTTCGTACAAATTCAGAGGTACAAAAGGTGAATATGAGTTTTATATAAGAATGACGGATATGTATACTCACCTTAAGTTTAATAACCTAGAATTGGGTGAAGGTGAGAGAGAAGGTCAAATAGATAATAACTTTATTGTATCTATGGATGTGGAATGTTTATTCCCAGCACCTCAATTCTATACATATTACTCTAAGGATCCTACAAACTTAGTTAATATTCCATGTGAAAATGTCAATAGAGAAAGATTCGTTTATCATAATATGTGCTTTGATGCGGTACCTACTAGAAATGAAAAAGGTTGGGGTCAATATATGTCAACCGACTATGTGGAAGACTCTAAAGAATTCCCTATCAAAGATCATGATCAATTAATCAACTTTATTGATGCTATTAAACGACCAGATGATAATTCATTCTATAATATAGCAGAAGCAGCTAAAGAGCAATATATTTCTCCTGCAGTATTTATGGATGTGCAGTTATATAATGCTGGTCAAAGAAGAGATGTGACTATAGATTGGAATACTTATAGTATTATCCCTAAACAACCTCTACCAGAACGTATTTCTGAAATAGTCTTTTATGTAGATCTAGAATATGTAAATAACTTTGTATTGAATAATTCAAAAGGTTATAGCACTAGAGTACAAGACAAAGACCCATTACTTTAAGCGGAAGAATATGGAGTACCCAATATTGGGTACTCCTATATCTTTTCTTTTTTTTATTTAGTAATCTTTTCTTTGATAGTATTAAATACTTCAGTTAAATTATTATAAAGAATACGAGCAGAACCAGTTAATTCGGAATCATCTTTCTTATAAGCCATGATTGGGATAAGAGAAATGATATTGGAATTAACTAAGTAGCAAGTAAGTGCTGCGTATAATGTATTCTTCTTAGTGAAGCATTTAGACATAGCATACACAAATACACGAGATTGTGTTTTAGTTAAGTCAGGGAATAATAAACGAATCATTTCATCTAATCTAGAAGTGTCTCGTGTTGCTGTCTTCTTAGTATTATTGTAACGTTTCTTATCAGAGATTTGTTTGATAGTATCTGTAGTGCGTTTAATAGTACGTTTATATAGGCGATCAGATAATTCTTTTTCGATACGATCATAGAACTCTGGTTTCTCGAGAATCTCTTTGATAGCATTAAGATATAGAGATTGACTATAGGATCTATTATAATCAGTTACATCTCCATCGAATTCTTCTTTCTCTGGATCAAATTTAAACATTTGATCATTTTGTAAGAAATAGTTACGGGCTAATTCGAATGGCATCATACCATTTAATTCACGAGAAGATTCAATTTGTAAACCAAAGAAGATTTGTTCACCAGAACCAATAATCAAATCTTTGATATTATTTATTACATTGGGTTTTTCTTCAAATGGAATATCTCGATTTTCTAAATCTAGTTCTTCGTATTGACGATTGGCAAGAAGTTTAGCTTCTCTAGCTACTTTAATCCAATCAATTTCATTATCACCCATTTTATAATCACGTACTGTATTATAGATGAGGACTGCATCACGACCAAGAGCAAGCTTTTGTTCATCAGTTAATGCTGGGAATTCTGAAGTAGCTGGATCTTTGAAATCAAAATCATTAGCATTTGGAAAAACATTCTTTTCTAAGAATTCTTTGGTAACGTCTGCTCCTTTAGTGAAGTATTCACCATAGACGTCTTTTTTACCGATACCCAATTTAGATTCGATATCTTGATAGCGTGCTTTTATTATGTCTTCTGTTCTATTTCTCATAGTATCCTAATTCTCCTAATTTCTCCAATGATTATTCATCTCTGGATCATAACCAACTTCAGTATGATCTACGTCTTTGATATTACCAAGCATTTTCAAATGTGCAAAGCATGGATTGAACAATAATGTATTAGTTAATACTGGACGAATGAAGCAATCGATAATATTTACACCAGAGTCAATATAATTAGTCAAATAGTTCATGATTATTCTATCTTCTTCTGTGTAATACATATAGCTCATCGCATTGTACATATCTAAGTCTAAGTCATAACAGATATGTTGTAATACTGTATCCAAGTTAGCAATGATAATAGCTAATTTAGGATCTTCAAATGTATTCTTATTGTAAATAGTGCTTGTATCTTTAGACTTACGTTTAGTATCCAATTGAAGAGCTGTATATAAATAGTCTTTTTGGATAGTAATAAAACGACGTAAGAATGTAAATACAAATAAATCATATCTAGCGATACAAAGGTCATATAAGTATTTAACCAAAGTATAGATATTAGTTTCTGAATCTACGTAAGATACAGATAAGCCATCTCTACAAAGTCTATGTAAGATTTCTTTGTATACTTGTTCTCTTACTTCTAAGATATTAGCTTTATCACCAGGGTAGTTATTTATCATATCTTTGAATGCAATTTCTAATGCTGATATGATATTGTGTTTAGGTTGTAAATCAAAATGGGTGCTGCGGTATTGTAATAAATCTTCGACTGTGTTATAAATAAATTCGGTATTGAAATTAGCTAAGAGGTTAGCTAACATACCTTCTGCGACGATAAAATCCGCCTTATTTTCACCTTGTAAGTTCATCGAGGGTACCTCCTTTTAGTATTACTATTTAGTATACAGCAAAATAAATAGTAATTTTATAAATGATGGACTTTATAATAAGTATAGTCCGGTCAACTGTACAAAACTGCTCTTGGAATCGTATCATCCCATGTCTGATATCAGACATGGGGTGGTTTTGTTGTAAAAACATTAGTTCCCATGAATGATCTTCTAACTTTAAAATAAATCTAATTCAGAGTATTTCCCTCAAAAAGGAGAATAATATGAAAAAGACTCTAATTTTAATGATTTTATGTATCATGGCTAGTATTAACACTTCCTTTGCTGTAGATACTAATCATGTTATTGGAACTAACGTTGTGACTGTCCATAACGAAGCAAATGCTCCAGTGCATGCAATCATGACCCCATCTGATTTCCCTTATCATATCACTAAAACTATTAAAAGTACTAATGGTATTTGGGTTGCTAGATGGTAAACTAGGTTATAAACTTTTAACCATATTTTCCCATACCCAATATTGGGTATGGGACATTCCTTCGCAAAATTGTAATAGTCTGAAATATTGGTTGTATATTATAAAAGTGAATAGAAGCAATTAGTTTCTATAATTTATTTTAATTTAATTCTATTGTTTAATTTTATTGGAGGTTTCGAAAATGGAACAACACAAATTGGATTTGAACGACTTGAAAATTCTTTTAGATATCTGCGAAAGAGCATTAATTTGCACTGTAGAAATCTTTATTGAAAAGAAAGTCAACATCAATGGAGATGAACGTATCTTCATTACAGCTCCAGAGAAGCTTGAGAAGCCGATGATGATCACGGCGATGTTACCTTACACAGGTGAGGAATACGAACGTTGTTTGAAGAATGGTACTAAACTTTACAATGAATATATCGCTAAAGACCAAAGCGGCCGCGAGAGCGATATGGTCCATCCTGTGGTTGAAACATTCAAAAGAATTTCTGATGTAGTTATTGATTAATTTATTTTGTGTATTATTTATTTTAGTTTATTTAATTTTGGAGAATATTTAACATGAAAACATATTTAACAGCAGATGACCATTTATTAGTAATCCGTAGTATTGAAGCAATTATTGACAAAAAATTAGATTTGATTTCGCTTAAAGAGATTGTCGATATGAATGGAATATCACACTATCAATTTCTGATTGGCGAATATACAAAAGGGGGAGGTTATGAAACTTCTCTCCTAATAGCACCAAGACGCGGATTCTTGTTTGATAAAACAGTAAGGGAAGCTAGAGATCTTTTAGCATCTGGTAATAAAGACAAATTGAGAAGTATTGGATGGTTTCTAAAAGATTTCCCTGAGTTCCGAGAATTTAAAGGGTTATATCCTGTAGTTAATATCAAAGCTGATTTTGGTAATGAAATCATTACACCTATCGTTATTACAAAACCAGAACGAAAAGCTAACGACCCTTACGAGGGTTGGGAGCTTACATTACGTGATAACCGGTATCATGTAAACAGTAAAAGAAATTGTAAATTCATTAAATAAAAAGATGGAGTACCCAATATTGGGTACTC